GAACTCCTGTCCAAGAGTCTCCACAGCCTCCTTATAAGAGATTGAAGTAAGAGGCTGACCACCACGGGCACCGTCAGGATAACAAGTAAAACCTCGAAGACGGTGAGCATATGAAGCAAGTGTTCCACAGAAGTCCTTTACAGTGTCTGGATTGTTTTGCTTACTGCCCCACGACGGAAGATTGATCGTTGACGAAATAGCTTGGTCAACATAGTCTTGTACGTCTGCTTGGAACTTAATGCGCTGCTCAAAGTTTTCAGAGAGGTCAACAGCAGATTCGATAGTCTCAGGATCAACACCGTACAGGTCAATGAGTTCTTGTGCCGACCCATCTACAACTGTTTGATAGTGCCACTTAGTCCCTTTAAGGTAACGACGTTTGTAGGCGACAGCAAACAGAGGTTCGACACCAGTAGTCGTCCCCGCCAGGATTCCAATAGTGCCTGTTGGAGCAATTGCTCTCTTCGCCACTGGCTCCGAAATCCCCAGTTTTTCTGAGAACTCTTTAGAGACCTTATCTGAAACAGCTTTGTATACAGCAAGCCAGCGATGGAGTTCGGGAGTTACTTCGTATTTAAGGCCGCGTTTGATGAGCCATTCGTGCATCCCCATAAGTCCGAGACCAAGACGACGATTCTTTTCCCTCGTTCTATAGACCTTATCGTAGGGGAGTTGCGCCTTAAGAGTGCCACATACCAGGAATTTAGTAGCTAACTGGACAATCTCGTTAAGTTCGTTGATGCAGTCAATACGGCCGAGGTTAATCGATCCTAAATTGCAGACATCACTGTCGTCCTCAGATGTGACTTCGGTACAAGCGTTACGAAGAGTTTCATTTTCTTTGTCAAAGAAGTTAAAAGAAAATCCGGGCTCAGCCGTTCTAAGGGCTTGCTCCACATTCTTCTCGAAGACTTCACCAACTTCACCAGTCTTCCAATAATTTAGAAGCCAGTTCGTGTCGTAGTTCACAGAGATATTTGTCATATCCATCGGAGCAGCAAAATTGAAGTCTTGCTGTTTAATGTCCCATAACGACAATCCTGTAGACCCGACCGGCATTTTATCCCAATCTTTGGCCTCTAAGAACTCTCTAATGTCTCCGTGTTGCCAGTTGAGTGATGCGTAAATAGCAGAACGGCGAGAACCTCCCTGCATCACCCTACGTCCAATCTCGTTAATCATCTGCATCTTAGGGATTGGGCCTGACGCTAGTCCACCAGTTCGTTGGAGTGATGTTCCAGACGCCCGGTACCGACTATAGTCTACCCCAATTCCGCCGCCGGTCATAAGACAGGATTCGGCCTTCCAGCTCAGATCAGCCCAATCTTCCCGTGTGTCTTCCTCTGCACGAAGTAGATAACAGTTGTTGTAGTATTTGGCTTCACGGCCGGCGTAATACAGATATCGACCGCCGGGAATGAACTTCATATCCCGTACATATCTAGTTAGCTGATCTACCTCGTCTTTAGCCATGTACTCGGAGCAAACCTCACCTATCAATGTCGTAGCGAGTTCATCCCAAGTTTCGGCGCCTTTGTGGGCGTATTTCTGTTTGAAGATCGTCTCCGAAAACGAACTACGGAACATGGGATTTTCGTTACTGCGGAACGACATTAGTGTATTCGGTCTCCAAGATCAGTTGCAAATAATGAATGGCTTTTTCGATATCTTGTCGTCCGCCCTTCACCTTATGACGACATACGTACTTAATAGCATTGCCCTCTAGAAAGGAAAGCCCGTTGGTCGTGATGAACTCAACGGGCTGTATCTTCATGTTTTTGTAATGGGCTCCGCCGACTTGCACGTCTAACGGATTATCGACCATAACGGAGTTCGTCCTCCAGATCAGATTGTCGATTCAGCACATCCTGGAAGAAAGCTGTGATAATCTCACTGGTCTTCAACTCAAGCAATTCCACTAGTTCCCAAGCCTCAAACTTGTCTTCCAGTGCTTTAATAAATTCTCGTTGTGTTAGATTAGGCATAAATTCGTTTCATATCTAAATCTTGATCCTTTTACCCGTTGACCAAGATCCGCACTCGTTACATTGTAGTCGCTGTGTCTTAAAGAACTTCGATCGTCGGAAGCCACGAAGTTGAACGTGTTTCGACCCACAAGCACCGCACTCGCCCTTGTCGTCCCCTAGATGCGGGTGATTATTGATGAACGGTAGGATCTTCGTGTACAACTTGGCGGTGACTCGAACGTCCTGAACACAATACTTTTCCATACGTGCTCGGGCCTTGTTGTCACCTTCGAGGACCGACCGCCACAACCGGAAACCCTCGTGCTTCATCTTCGAGCCGATACCGAGAAGAGGCGCGATATAGGCCAATCGGTTCATTACGAACCCCAGGCCCTTCACGGTCTTAATCAGATCGATCGAAGTAGGAGGTGCGAACGGTTTCTCGCCTTCCAATAGTAGATGGCCGCGGATCTTAGGTAGATCATATCGATTACCGTTGTAGGTAACGACAGCATCGGCTTCGTCTAGCAACTTCCGAAGCTCTTTGGCCATCGACTTCTTACCGTCTTTCCATTCAGACATAAATACGAAGTCTTTAGTACCGATCCAGTGAGCGCAGAAACACAACAGTCCGCCAGCATCGATTAACTGATCAGGGGCGATGTTTTCGTCCCACATCTTCCATACGTAAGCCGTTGCTGGAGACCATTCAATGTCCAAGACAAGGATCTTGTTTTTTACTTTAGCCATTCGTCTGGGATCCCCCCATCGGCTGCGGGAAACCCGTTCTTAGCCGCCCATTGTAAATAGCTCATCTTAGAGCCACGACTTAATTTGTTCTCGCCCTTCATGAAGACAATCCTGATGTCGAGATCGGGATGCGCCTTCTTAACCGCAATCATTTTAGATCTGGTCTCTTGATCCAACTTCCCTTTAGCCTCAATAAAGATACCATTGGGAAGTTGGAAATCGGGACAGTAGGTACGCTCCAACACATAGGCCAATTTTACGGGCTCGTATTGGTACTTGATCTTATTGCGTTCTAGTTGAGTGGCGAGAGTTCTTTCGAACACGCTACGCAATCGTTAGGCTTCCGGGATACGATGAACGTGCTTAACCATGCTCACAGGAGCATAGGCTTCGAAGTTGACGCCGTAACCATCTTCGGTGTGAGTACCGACAGCAACAAACGTAGACGTCGTTACCAAGACACCAGTGGCATCGTGGGTGTCGCCGTCTGTATAGGTAATTCGATAGGTGCGGATCTGCGGACCTTCGAGGTCCTTTGGCTTGTCACCAGTCGTAGTTTGGTTGGCGACTAGTTCGATAATATTATCGCTCAATTATTTACTCTCTAATAGGGAAAGTTTCTAGCACGCGAGGTTCTTTCTCGACATGTGTAAAATATTTAGGTTTGTTTGAGTAATCAAAGACACGTAACCCGGCACCGCCGTTAGCATCCTTCCAACAATCGAATTTGAAAGAACAGTAAGTGCAGTCGTTGGCTAAGACCATGTTACCAGATTGTCCGTCCGGCACGGGATCATAGCAACGATCGGGAACGTCTTTACTATCCAACGCATTACGTAGGTAGTCGATACGTGAGGGGATGTCGAGGACTTCTAACTCGTCTTTAGGGGCATCAAGGATGGCGAGTTCGGCGGTGTCTTTATTTACCGCCAACCATGCTCCGTCCTTGTCGAGAGCCTTAGAGTACCCGGCTAATTGCTCGTAGTAACCAAAGCTGTCGTTATCAGGAAGAGTGCCCTTTCGAAACTTCTCAAAGGCGAAACGAGACGCGGACTTAACGTCAACGACAACATCGTCAATGATGGCATCGATGTGCCCCTTGATCCCGTTGACCTCGACTTCCTCTTGTCGTTTCTCTACTGTGTGACCAGCCTCTTCGGCTAACCACAACAGCAGTTCTTCCCAAATATCCCCCATCAAGAACTTCCGTAGGGTTGTTCCGTCTAGGTTGCGTCGCCCGTTAGGTTGTTGGGCTTCGTACCAAAGTTGTCGAGCCGGTTTCCCAATATTCGACATACGTAAGGTCAGTCGTTCATCACCCTCTTCGAGATTGCGGCTAAGGCCACGGCCAATTGCAGTTGCAATCCGGCCAGCCAATTCGCCAAGGCGTTCTTCACTAGGCTGATGTCCCTTCTCAAAAAGCGCGTCAATGTCACTCGGAAGTTCACTTAGTTGTTTCATGATGTACAGTGGAGACGGGTCCAAAACTTCTTATCCCGTCATTCGTTCCTAGGAGTAGGAGACGTGGAACAATCCTACTTAGTTCCAAACCTCGCCATCAAGAGCCTTACGCGGTTCCTCGCGAATGGGAAGTTGTTCCTTGCCCTCATACGGGATGTGATCCCACACTTGAACCTTGATAACCGACGCTCGCGTTCCCTTCTTGCGCCCAAACTCCCACTCTTGGGTGTCGTACAGAACGTTAAGGGTTGAACCGTTGCCGATCATAACCGATCGGTCCCAATCGTTACCTTTGTCGTCTACAACAGCGATGGGCTTTGCCGGAGTGCCGTCCTTCTTGTAGGCTCGACGCTTGAAGGTGATGAACTTCGCACCAGTCTTCTCGTCTACTCGGACCTTGAAGTAATCGGGAACTTCCCCTTCGACCTCTAGATCGAAAGCCCATTCCTTGTTTTGTTCACCGGGGTCGTAACCGTCAATCGGCTTGCCGAGGATCTTAACAAATCGGGCCTTGCCCTGAATAATAGCCAATGCTTATTTTCTCTTAGTTGAAGTGGCACGCCGTCCGGGACTCGAACCCGTCTATCTGGTTTTGGAGACCAGTGCATCGCCTCTAAATGCTTCCGGCATGTGGAGCCGCCTAGAGGTTTCGAACCCCTCACCTCCTGGATACAAAACAGGCGCTCTGCCTAATGAGCTAAGGCGGCAAACTTATGGGGAACTTGTCCCCGTTCCTTACTCTTATATTATACCTCGATTAGGAGGTATTGTCAACTATTTATTCTTCACTATCTTCATAAGTACAATCGGGACAATAACCATGACCATCAAATAGTCTCATAGGTGTGAGACATCCACACCCGTCACACCAATCCATCGATTCTTCTTGACAATCCTCATCTTCCATGATAAAATCTCTTTACGGTGGTGATAAATAGGGATACTAACTACCGTCCATAGTAAGCTTCAATAGACCCATTAATATTAGTGGCACTCTGCCCAATTGGCTCCGATTTTGTAATCTCCGTCTGTGGGGACTCGGAAGCTAAGTTCTTCCCCGGCGTCCCGTATGGCTTGGACACAAATCTTTCCGAGTCTGTCCCCAGATCTAGGTTGTGTTTCATGTTGTCCTTCATCGTGAATATCCCCGATCTTCCACTGTTCAATTCCGGCGGAGAACGTCCGATCCTCAATAAAGATCATTGCCTGTTTCATGAGACAAGCTTCCGCCGGTTGGATTTTATAGTTTAGTGCCGCGTGTTCGCTCGGAGCCCGTACAAAACCACCATCAGGACACCGAAGCCAATGCTCAGCAGTAGCGTTGAACTCGGCCTGAGCCTGTAAAGTAGCCTCCTTAAGACCCGGCGTAACACGGTATAGTTCATTTTGAATCCAAGTGCCGTACTCAACTAACTCCTTTGTCTTACCAACCATCCCCGCTGTCGTAGCTAACTTCTTGGGGTATGCGCCAAACATGTTAGCATAGAAGACGTTTTTAACGATCTTACGACTAACCCCGATCAGGTCCGCATTTTCTTGGTGTGGGTCTTTACAAAACTCCGTATCATAGAAACGACGCCCATTGGCGGGATCGGGCAGAAGGTGCGCGAAACACCGCATCTGAGCCGCCTTGGCATCGTAACCAACCTCGACAAGTCCCGGTGTCGCCGTCCACAGACTACGAACGTCCTTACCGTACTTAACGTCATTAGAGGGAATGTTTGCTGAGTTTGGGGAGTTATGTGTCATACGACGAGAACCAGCCCCACACGACATAACCCTCCCGTGAATACGGCTGTCAGGGCCGACAAACCCAAGCCACGACTCTAGCATCG